TATCAACCGCATCTTGAACTGTTTTTGGGAAATTAGTTGTGTCAATCCCAAAAGATTCGGCAAACAGTTGCCCTAATTCTGGATTTGCTTCAAGTTCAACGGCAAGTTCGTATTCTTCCTTGATTTTGCCCAATTCGTTGTTCAAGCCATCGGTGATTTTCTTCATATCGAACTTTTCAGCCTCAAGTCTAATATCCTTGATTTTGACCTCAAGTTCCTTGATTTCCTCAGGCTTGGCTTTTGCGATTACGGTGTTGAGTTGCGATTCAAGCATATTCAAGATTTCACGGGGATTGGATACACCAGCATATTTTGAAAGGTCAAATGCTTGAATGCCCCATTTCTTGAACACTTCATTTATGTGTTGAATTGATTCATCATAGCCTTTGGTTGAGAAAGCCAATGCATCTTGTCTTGCCATACCAGCCTTAGACAAGTCGCTATAAGCCTTTTGTGCCTTGTCAAGAATCTGCAACTCATCCTTAAAGGCTTTTTGCAATTCTGATTCTGCTTTCCTTTCGGCTTTTGCGGCTTCCCTTCTTGATGCTGCATTTGCCTTATTTGCCGCTGTCAACTTTTTCTTTGCATCAGCCTCGGCAGCACGAGACCTTCCACCACGCTCTAATGCGTCGTTGTAGTCTTCTTGTGCCTTTGTTTGAGCCGCTGTCGTGTCGGCTATGTCTTTATCAATAAATGAACCTTCTACTGCATCCGCTTTTTTCTTTTTTTCTTTTAACCTGTCAATTTCATCACCAAGTCTTTTCACTTTGTTGTATGCAGTGTCAGCGTCCTTGTCGGCTTGTGTTAGGCTATTGTAAATTCTATCCTCGTCACCTGTTCCAACAATGAGTTCGATAAAGATTTTCCACTTATTGGCATCATTGACCCATTGTTTCAAATGGTTGAATACATCATCTTGTGACAATTTGTTTTCTTTGGCATACTTATCCACCATATCGTCAACAAATGATTTCCACTCTTGGCTTTGGAAGTCAATGGCTTTTTTGCCATTTTCTGTCATCTTATTGTACATTTGCTGCACCCTTGTGTTTTGGGTGTTTTCCATCCATTCGGTAAACTCATTCCAAAGCACACGACCTCTTCCATTGTTCTTATCCCAAGAATCTAATTGCGCTTGGTCACGGTCTATTTGAGACTTTATGGCAATTCGTGTTTTTTCATCTTCTGTATTTTTGAATTGTTCCTTTTCATATTCAAGCCTATTTTGTGTTGCTTGCTTTGCTGCTCGTGACCGATAATCTTCCCATTCAAGTTGGAAATTAAACACGTCTTGTGGTTCCCAATCGTGGCTTTCAAGTCCTTCTTGGATAATTTTCTTTCCAACTTGTCCATATAATTCGTTAATGTAATCAGGACTAGCACCCCAATTTTTTTCTGCGGCAAATTCTCTAATGGAATTGCTTGTATCGAGTATGGCACTTTTTAGATTTTCATAACTTCCTTCAAGTCTATTGTTTTCAATCATTAATTCATCACTACCAGAAATTACTTTAGTCATATCTCTGGCTAAACCTTCCCAAAATCCGCTAGGTTCTTTGCTTGTCCATTCAGTTGCTGATTGAAGTTCTTCTATTGATTTGGTGTAAGTTTTTACTCGTTCGTAGAAAGAGTCGTCACCAAGCCATAGAGTATACCATTTTGAATAATCTTGTTGTATTCTAATGGTATCGTCCTTCATCTTTTCAATCGTAGCATTTGCAGCCTTAATTGTGTCTAAGTAGTTGAAAGATTCCTTGACACGTTCATTGATGTCTGGTATAGCATCTAATTGTGCTAAGAAGATGTCACTTGCACTTGATGTAAGTTGAATTTTTTCGCGAATTGCTTCCCAAGCCTTTGTGACTTCTTCTTTACCAACTACTTGATTACTAATTATAGAATCACTTGTACTTCCATTTGTTGTGCTTGATGAATTTGTTGAATTTAGACCATCTCGTATTTCTTTATAATCTTTCAGAAAATTGTTGATATTGTCTAAGTTTTCCTTTGCATTTTCACGAATTGATTTATTGAAATTTTTTAATGCTTCATTAGCATCCCAAATAGCCATTCCAGCACTAACTACTACGGTTGCCAACAACATCCACCAAGTCATTGGTGATGCTACTAATTTAAAAAATCCAGCACGCATAGCAACTAGTGAATCAACAAATTTCCAATTCGTTGCAGTCGCCAATGCTGTTCCAGCGGAAACCTTTGCAGCATACATTGTGTATGCAATTTGACCAATTTTTACGAGGCCAAAAGCAATGGCGACATCACGCAAAGCAGTTGAAATGCCGTTCCACTCTTTGAACAAAGTCTTTAATGCCTTAATCGGGAATGTAATAATTCCTTGATTTTCTTTGCCGATAGAGTTAAGCATATTGTTCCAAGCAAGCGTAAGGTTTGCCAACTGAACCTTTAGTGTACCTGCCATTTTGTATTGGTAGTTGAAAAACTTACCACCTTCGTCAGTCATCTTGTTCACAACGGCCATAGTGTCGTTGTATGAAATCATATGCTTTTTCATGCGGGCATACACATCGGCGGTACTCACCATTCTACCTTCAAGTTCAGTGTAGTATTGGGCAAGTTCCTTGACAAGTGGGATACCAGCACTTGCAAACATACGGGCATCACGAGCATTAAGGTAGTCATAGGCTTTTACCTGACCTAGTGCATAGGTTAATCGTTCAATAGGCACACCTACCGCCGCTGCCATATCTGCAAGTCGCTTTGTAGTGTTGACAACCTCATTTGCTGCAACGTCATAGGCAGAAAGTTGCTTTGCGGCCTTACCAAGTTCCATAGTAGTAAAAGGAGATTGGATAGCCATTGCATTAAGTTCGGCAAATATGCGGCTACCTTCGCTCATACTTCCAACAAGGATGCCGATTGACTTTTCAAGTAACTCATATTGGGCGCGGATTTCAATTAAGTTCTTGACAAACTGTGTTGATGCGCCAACAGTGAAATAGAATGCCAATCGGTTCTTCATATAGTTGAAAGACCGAGTAAGGGCATTGTTGGACTGCTTAACTTGTTCATTTTGACCCAACAATGTTTTTTTGCGTTGTTCAAGGTCAGCAAGAGCCTTGTTGACTTGTTGAATTTCTTGTGACGTACCATTTTCACCAACTTTAATATTTAACCTATAGTTGGATAATTGCTGCATCTTATAGATGATTTCATCTAGTGTTGATGTAGGCAATTTTAAGGCTTTATCAAGGCTTAACGGTCTATTCAATTTGTTTTGAACTTCTTGTGCAGAACGTGATAAGCGTTGGAACTTCTCAATTAGTTCTGTTCCACTTGCAGACTCTCGTTCTTTTCTTGTCATTAAGCCGTATTGACTTGTTAAGTCCTTTAACTCGCTTTTAAGTTGAGTTAAAGAGCGCATTTCTACTGGTAGTTTGTCCAAGTCAACCATACCAATGAGTTGAGCATTGAACTTTTTTACTGCCGCTCTTAATTGTTCAGCGAAATCAAGGTCACGTTTTAGCGAACGCCCTAATGGGGATTCTTTTTCTGAACCCATATCATAGTATGCGTTTCGCATATCCCTTATGGCCTTATCCAACTCCTTAATTCCCATAATTGATGCACCATTGTTTCCACTAGCCAGTGCATCAGCCATTCTTGTCATAAGTTGTTGAATGCTTTCTTGTGCTGCTAAACCAGTCTTTTTGATTTCTTCACGTTTTTTCTCTTCGGCGGCTATTGTTTGCTGCTTGATTTCTTCTATTGATTGGCCTAGTTGTTTTTGTGATTGGATTTGTTGAGAAACTTGGGCAGTGGATGATTCAGATGATTGCATAGCAGCACCCATCTCACGAATCTTTTGCTTGACATTTTCATATTGTTGTTCAACAGCCTTTAATTGTTGTGCTGCTGGAGAATCTTTTGCAAGTTCATACCACAACTTTGAGTGTTCTGCTGAAAGTTGTTGTTCCTTGTTGATTAAGTTGTTGATTTGTTCACCAATTTGGTTGTATTGTTGCGTAAGTTGCGCTTGTTCAAATCTATTTGTGGGTTGGGTGGACTTGATTTGTTCTTGTTCTTGGCGTAGTTGCTGAATCTTAGTCCTTGTGGCATCAATTTCAGCACCAATTTTCATCCATTTATTTTCTCCAGCATCAAGTTGTAGATTCCACAACCTATTCATTTCTGCTTCAAGTCCATGCATCTGCATACGATATGCTTGGATAGCACTAACATCCCATCTTTTGGATGCTTGTGTAGCGGCTGCTTGCATAGAACTTACGAGTTTGTCATAAGATTCACCAAGATTGCTCACGCTTTGAATTTCTTGAGTGTTTTGCGACACATTGGTGTCTTTGGATGTCCTTTTCATCCTACCCATAGAATTTTCCATCTTGGTGATGGATTGGTCGAACTTTTCGGCCAATTTGTTCATCTTGTAGTCAACATCAGCAACAAGGATGTTGATAGCGGACTCCATTGCAGACGAGTTCAATGAAGCATCAATCACCACACTACCACCATTACCATTAGGCATAATCTTTTGTATATATAGTTGTTAAGTTATTGTCTTATTTGTTTCTCTTTATGTTCCCTTGTGGGCGGTTCGTAGTTGCTGTAAACATACCATCGTCACCCAACTTGAAACTGTTTAAGAAAGCCATATTCTTTTGCTGCGACTCCAACTCATCTTTGTATCGTTCCCAAGCCTTTTTGTCACTACCTTTCAAGTATTTCGTATGCGTGTTGTCAACGGCCATAAACTGGATTTGAGCGCAACTTAACTTATACAAGTAGTCATCAAGCGTGTATTGTGTGAACGCCCTTATGAAGTCGGCGGCGTCTGCAATGACAGTGCTTCCATAAATTGTGAGGCTATCTCCGTTGATTTCTTCTTCCGCATCAAGAGAGAATCCGTAGCCATACTCACCGATTTTTTGAGTAAAAAAAAAGCCGATAAGTCGATGCTTTTGATTGCGCCCAAGATGATAGCAGCCCATTGGTTAGCCTCAAAAGTGCTGTTCATTACTTTCATCTTCATCACTTGTATCAACTTGTCATTTCTTGACATCGTTGACTCTACGTCATCGTAGGATTTAACTCCTTCTGGTGTAAACAAGTGGTTGCATAAGATGATAGCCATAATTTCGCACATACAATCCAAGTCGGTACAAAGTGCAGTGACCAACTTGTTGTCATCGTCAAGAGTTTCATCGGCTTGTTTCATATCAAGAGCCAAGCGGCAAATGCGGAACACGGAATAGAACCGCATATCCTTTACCACATAGTCCTTGTTTCCTAAACGCACCAATGAAGGAGTGTCGTTTATAATGTCAACAATATCCCGCTTTACATCAATCGGGAAATCTTGACCATTCAGTTCGTTGTCTTTGTTTTCGTTCATCGTGTTTAAGTGTTAGTTTAAAATGCCCCTAAATCGCATTTAAATGGCTTGTGTTGCGTTTTCGTTAAAATGAAAGGGTGCATATAAGGGTGAACCCCTAAACGCACCCTAACACGTTTTACGAAAACAAAACTATAAGTCAAGTTTTACGAGCCAAGAAAAACCAAATGGTTGCCATCACACGCTAAATGAAGTTATATACTTGCTGGCATTCAAAGTGCAGTTGATTGTATTGCCGCTTTTCTCGTATGTTCCTATACCTGTTGGTAGCATATCCGTAGTTTGGATTAACCCATTAAAGAATACATACGTTACTGCGCTTGAAGTTGAAGTATCTTTTGCTTTCAAACTCATATTTGAGATTTCACTGCCACTTGGAGTCCTATTGAAAGTTATTGAAAACTCGTCAACAGATTCATTTGTGGGCAATGACGGTGAAGTACTAACCACCTCGAGTTCATCTTGACTCGGAGTTATTCCCCCGATTGAGGAGCGTCACCAACGATTGAATAAATGCGCTTGGTGGTGGTGGTAACAGCATCATTACCCGTACCAGTAGTTACTGTATGCTCGTTGATAAGGCTTGTAATAGTGCAAGCATAGTTTAATGCGCCATCTTCGTCTTTTTTCAAGGTCGCAACGAATGAGCCACGATAAAGGATAAGTGATTTGTAACCTACACCAAAATCAAGTTTCCATTCTTTTTCAACACTGGTGATAGCCGTAGGTGCAGAGTAACTTTCTGGCGTCCCAACACCATCAGCACTCTGGGGTGCTGTGCCATTGGTCTTTGTACCACCGATAAGTGCCTCCAATTCTCCGAGTGAATAGTTTGCCCACTCAAAGTTGATGGTCACAGGATTACCAGTGTATTCAATGTAGAAAGGTGAGTCATAGAACTCAGCATCAATACTCGTGCTTTCAGGTTCGTCTTGCGTAATGGTAAGACCACGCAGAACGCCAGAAAGTTCAGTGTAAGAACCATCGCCATCAACATCACGATATGAAAGCATTACGGCTTTCAAAGTTGTATTCTTTGCGTTTGCTGCCATAGTTGTTTAGCAATTTAAAAAGTTATTGTTATTATGTGATTAAAACTCTAAAGGATTTAACAAAAGCATAGAACAAGTTGTTTGCAGTTGACATACGCACACCATCCATAGACAAGGTGCTGTTTTGGACTATTGAATAGCCGTTGACAGGACTTGATTCGGATGCTTGCTTTATCAACGCATTCAACTTGGTTTCCATTGCTTTGTACTTATTGTAGTCAAGCCTTCCACGGCTTGTTGACGGAACATAGGCATAAATGTAAACTCTTGTCCAACCATACGTTTCAAGGTCAAACTGACTTTGGTCATTAACACCACCG